TAGTAGTTCATTTTGAATTAATGCCTCACCACCACTCAAAATAGCGTTAGTACCAGCAGCAGTAATAGCTGTGGCTGTACGAGGACCAATAGATGGGACAGCCCTTTGTAGTGCTGGAGAACCATACTGTAATGGAATCTTACCGCCTAAATAACTCATCCCAGAAGCAATGGTACCAGACTTTAAGGCCTCTTCATCAGTACCACCATATGCTTTAACTGCTGTGCTTTGTTCTGCACCAGCTTGCATAATATTAGAGGTAAGGCCAGGAAGTCCACCAGCAAGCCAAGGAGCAACATAACCAGCAAGAGTACCAGTAAAGCCAGCAACAGGATGTTCTGTAGAAGCTTCACGAGCTTCTTTGACATACCTTTGTGCGGCTTCTTGCCGCTTCTTTTGCATTGGATCTGGAGTGGAGTACCGCACCGTACCACCACCCGGTGGCTCAGGAATAATCCCAGTATACTGCAACAACTCACCTAGACCTTGTGTAAAATTCCCACCTAGGGTTTGAATAGTATCCTCAGCTTTAGCTGCTGCAGCGACAGTCGGAGAAGTGGCTGCTTTTGCAAAGGCTTCTGTAGCTGTTGAAACTGGATCAAGCTTAATATACTCTTCAACCGGATCAAGTTTAACATAGTTTTCTACAGGGTCAAGCTTGACATAGTTCATTTTTTATTTCCCGTAAACAACCCCATCTTTAACAACAACGGGTTTACCATTAACAGTTCTGTTGCCGTTTGGAGTCCCTGGAGGGGCTTTACCAATAGATTTATAACCAGAAGGTATAGCAACCTTAGCTTCTTGTGCTCCAACTTCTTTTCCTTTTTTTGTAACTACAGAATAAGTGCCATCTGGATTTTTCACAAGTGTTTGTTCTTCAGTCATCTGAGTTGGTAGTGCGCTTGGTTGTCGTAAAGCAAGGAGGCTAAATGCAAGTTCAGTTACTTCTGCTTCTGATGCTTTTGGACCAAGTTTACTACGAGCCGCACGCATAGCAAGCGCATATGGATCAAGATTTTGCTGGCTTTGGGGCTTGTTGGCTTCTTGGATATACTTTTGATCAACTAAAGCTTGTTTCTTGAGCTGCTCTGCCAACATCTGGGCGGCTTTTTGGAAACCATGTTTGCCAATCAAATCATTAATCTGTTTTGCTTGGTTTGGAAAACGTTTGTTAATGTAATCTTTGGCTTCCGTATCAGAAACATTTACCATTCTTGGATCGGTTAATGCTTGATACATCCTAGTGGTGGCCGCAGTATCCTGCGCTGTTTCGGCTGTATGTAAGCCGGTTTCAGCAGTCGCCATTGTTGTTGGTTTCACATAAGGTGCAGCAGCCTGATAACCTGCTAATTCATTTGCATCTTTTGCAGCTTTTGCTTTAAAGCCAGCAACATCAGCTTGACTGGAAGCAGTAAAATAATCTGGAGTATCCATTTTAGCCTGTGCTGCCATTCCCTGTGCTTCATAGGTAGGCATCATGTACTGCTGCTGCTGGTTTGCTAATCTCTGATTCTCTATTAAAGCAGGATTAGCCTCATCAACTGCCTGTTGATTATAAGCAGAGTAGGCATCTTCAAACTCTCGTTGACGAGCTAAAGCTTGTACATACCCCTCAGCCCCCATACCTTGGATAAGGCCATATGGAAGTTTACCATAATCCGCCATTGGAGACGCATTGTATAATTGTGCTAAAGGCATTCTATTTCCTATCAAAACAGATTACTAAGGGTATCCCAAGCTTGCGATCCCTTGGTATACAAATCAGCAACATTAGAAGCAGTATTAACTGCACCAGAAATCTGGTCAAATACATTATTACTACCAGTCATTTGATTCCAAGAATTTTGTAAATTACCAACAGAACCAGCAATAGTACCTTGTTGGTTTGCAGCATTGGCTGCTGACAATAGACTAGCTTGCCCCATAGCACTTGCGGTAGCTTGTGAATCACTTGCTTGTGGTCTAGCGGCTTGATATAAAGTACCTAAACCCTGCTGTAAATTTGTGCGATAGGTAGGTAATGTATTAGTAAGAAACTTATTTTGAGCCTCAACACCACGAGCACCATACTGACTCAGCCTACCAGAAGCAGCATCCCTGCGTTGCATCTCATCCATAAAAGCAGCATTAGTTGCTTGCATTTCAGGGGTATTATACACGCCTAGTGGATTAGTAAAGCTTTGTTGATACAAACCAGACAACTGTCCAGCGGCCCCAGCCGCTGCTCCCATTAAAGGAATCTCTGTGTTTTTTCTGTAGTCCCAATATGGGTCCAACTGACTCATCAACTGCGAATAGTTTTTGTTCACATTTGGAGACCCAGTTCCTCCGGTACCACCACCACTAGAACCCAGTAACCCTTGGAGTGTTTTTGCCGTCTTTAAACCAGACTTTAGTTTATCTAAAAAGGATGGATCAGCATAGGTATTGCCAAAGCTAGTTGGGTTTGCGTCCATATAGTCAGAGACCATGAATGGATCATAACCCAAGTTGCCCATAATTTCTTCAGCCAGCACTGGATCAATAGAAGATCCAGCCATATGGTTTAGTACTGCGTCTGATGTAAACCCCTTATACTGGTCAGTCAGCATTTGTGCCTGTGAAAGTCCGACTGTGGCTGGACTTATGCCAAGACTAGTTAATTCTGATGTAAGTGCCTCTGTGGTAATACCTGCACTCTGCCAATTACTTACTTGCTCGGCAATAAAATCAGAGCCAAGACCAGCCTGTTGCATAGCTTGTACAGACTGTGCTGCATCAGCGGCAGTGAAAGAGGGACTAGCTATACCAGCACTACTTAGTTGCTGAGTAGTAGCAGCAGCATCCCCACTGTTAACAGCAGTTTGCAGGTTTGAAATCTGCTCTGAAGACATGTTAGCAATAGCAGCAGAATCTGTGGCTGCGGCTGTCTCCGCTGTCATAGCAGCCCAAGAAGATTGGGCAGCAGGATAGCCTGCTTGCTGTAGCACTGCTTGTGTGGTTGCCTTGTCTCCAAAACCAACCAAAGTCTTAGCTACTTGTTCTGCCGTGTATCCTTCAGCAAGGGCCATTTCTGTCGCAGCTACGACATTAGCATTAACAGGAACAGTAATACCAGCTCCAATGTCAACTGGTACTGTTGGAGCAGTGGCTACGCCATATGCAGCCATAGCAGCTTGGGCAACTGCCGCTAAACTTCCCTTACCCGTATCATGGGCGACAGACAGGGCTTGTGCTGCACGCACAACAGCAAGCGGCGGAACAACCATAGAGACAACAGCACCTACTGGACCAACAACAAGCTCTTCAGCAATATCACCAATAACGGGAATATCATAGATACCTCCACCATTTGGATCAAGTCCCAATACATCATCGGCAATGTTACCTGCAGAGCCAACAATACCACCACTGTCATCAAACCCTAGTACATCATCAAAGAAGTCTCCGTTGTACCCAGGATGACGCAGAAGACTGTTATATTTATATTTCATCATTGGCATTTAGAATCACCTTTATTTATCCAAATTTCGTACATATTCCCATCCTTACCTCTACGCTCTTCTAAGAATACAAAACCAAATACAGTTAAGAATTTTTTTGTAGGTTTGTTATCTTTAACATTATGCAAAGCATAGAAATCATTGCAAGTAATATTTCTAAATTCTTTCCACTTAGAGACCGCTCGTTTAGTCGCACCCACTTTATACTTACTATGTATAGCACAATGTGCAAAAACAGCATTTGGGTATGGTTCTAGAGAAATTGTGTATCCTTCGTCTTTTATAAAGGGAATCTTAAATCCCATTATAAATCGCTTTCAGAGTAAACAAAATCTATCCCGTTAATGCGGAGAGGGGAATTGTCTGTATAATAAACATTAAAAGCCCGTCTACGGAAAGAACCCAACCTAAATAGCACAGGCCTATTAGACATACTTAAATATTTTAGGTTTGACCAAGTTTGGTAATCATCATCAGACCACTTAACAAATAATACATTAGTGGCTAAATCACCAACCATAGTGATGCGCTGTAAAAACTTACGATTGGTGCTACCAAAATCAAGGATAGGGGTATTAATTTCACATCGAATAATTGAATTAATATCTGTATAAGCATCTACATCAAACTTACCTATAGTCCCGTTTGATTTATGTAGAAGGTATAATTCTCCTGTATTAGCACAAGAGCAAGTATCCGTGGCATAACGCCAAACAAAGTCAGTGGTATTAAAAATACCAGAAACCCCACCACTATTAATTACAAGTGTGTTTAAATCATCTCCGTTTATCTGGCCAGAATCAAATGTACTTTGAGTGGTTGTAGTCCATTCATGCCAAAGCCCAAGATCAATGTCATAAACAAGTGTTCTTGTAGATAGGCATAAAACATAAAAGAAATGTCCAGCAAGACGGGCTAGATAACCAGTAGCATCTACAATGGTAACTCCCTCTTCGTCTAAAATACGCTCAATGGAAGGAGTGGAAATTTCTACTGGATTAAAACCATCTAGTTTCCAAACAGCACGTCCACCTGTTCTGCTTACGCCGATAAAGAAACAGTTTTGTTCACTTTGTCCAATAGAAAAAGCAGAAGGTGTTCCTACTTGTAAAAAGGTATTTGCATTTCGAGCAAGCGGAGTTCCGGTTGGTTGATTAACTCCGTTATCATAAAAAAACTCAGTACCATATTCCCCAAAAGCAACGATCTGATTATTCTGTCGAGCTAACGCCACCAAATTATCTGGAAACATCTCAGATGTTATGTAGTCTGCTGGATTCCAAGAAAATGGATCATCTGCTTTACATGTATAAATATCAGCAGAGTCGGCTCTCGGAATAGCAATGTAACCATTCATGTATACTGGTGTTGGTATATGAGGGCTTGGAAAGCCCCCGTAATAGCCTCTACAAGTCCATACAACCGTTCCATCTGTAACAGTAGTACCTATGGTAGTAGGCCAAGTAGGTTGTACTGAATTAGATGTTCCAGCAGTTGTTACTTCATAATACAGGTTATTAACTGTGGTGGGTCTACGGTAATTACCTAAAGCATACGCTGTTGACGCAGCCCAAGCTGTATAAGTGGTTTGTAATTGACTAAGCGTACTGGTATCATCAATAATCCAAGCATCAGTCCCATCACAAAAAAACATATAAGTAGTGCCTTCAAAGGTACATTCTGTATAACCAATGGTTCCTGTAGATGTTCCTAATGTAAGAACAGAAGTCCCATCTTTGTATAATGTATTTCCAACAAAAGCGTATAGGTGACTTCTAAATACAAAGATTCCTCTGCCCTCATCAGCTACTCCCAAAGAATCGTGTTCGACTATACCGGGGCGTTTTACAAGAGCAGTAGTTTCAGATGTTTTGTCTGATACTTCTTGGTATAAATTTACAAACCGTTGATCTTTTGTTGTAGATGTCCTGCGTGCGGCTAGACCACCAGCAAATATATACCTAGAGTTTTTAATTTCTGATTGAATTGTTCTAGCCATTTAGTTTCTCGCTAAGTCCGTACATCAATACCAAAATAAAAACTACCCTCTTCTGTACCCATAGACAATGAAGCTTCTTTTAAAGCTGTTGCTTCAACTAACAATTGTTGTCGCACAGAAAGAGGTGTTTGGTATTCACCAGCTAACCTAGTGGCTAACAAGTATTTAATTGTCTCAAGCCATTCTTGCGGAAAATCGGGAGTGTCTGTGCTAGAATCAAAGTCTTCAAAAGGACGTTGATAAACTAATGTGACTACATTTTGACTGGCTGATGTACTGTCTGGTACTGGAAATACATGTAATTTACCAGTCTCATTCAATGGTTCATAGAAGATTTGAATTGGATTACCAGAAGATGTTTTATTGCCTAGTTTGTTATACTCATCACGAGTAACAATACGCATAGGAATATCAAGGCTTCCGCTAGTCGCATGATTAAATGCCTGTACCACACGAAGTGGTTTTGCAGTATTAACTGCCTCACCTACACCAATGGTATATTCTTTTTGTCCAGCTACAAGAGTAACTGAATATTGTTTCATCGCCCATAAAGGCATTCCATCTGCCATTAGTCGCTTAACAAGCATGTTAAGGGCTTCTGCACCGTTATTAATTTGTTCAGTAGTAGCCGTCTCACCTTCTGCCAGAACACCACATAAACGCAATGCTCCAGAAATAATTTGATTTCTATCTACATTAAAGTTTGTTGTACCTGATGTGCTCATACATTTCGCTCAAAGTGCGGAACATCAACTAATGCTTGGAAGTTACCGCCCCATCTATTTTTGTTAGAAAGACTTTCCCAGTACTTTCCAATAGGAGCTAACACTTCTTTATCCCAAGTTAATTTTCCATAGACAAAAAAATTCAGGTCAATAGCAAGACGCTTTAAATGATTACTTTTTAGCGTTTTACTACGACCTGTCTTCAGGTAAATCTGTTGTTGTTCAAGTGTGCGATATAACTCACCCCCCGTAACTACATATCCCTGCTCAGTAGCATATTGAATTAGTCTGCAAACATCAAGTAAAAAAGAAGCTTGTTCATTAACTAGACCCATTTTTTCTACTCCGAGTTTCCATAATCTTCTCTAAACTACGACCACCAAAATATGCTGACATAATCAACATACCCCACTGGCCCAGTAATTCTACATAAGCCGCAGGAATTATAAAACCAACACCACCAGAAAAAGCCATAATAGTGTAAGCACTAAGAATGTAAATAAGTGCAATAGGTCTAATATTCTTAGCTAACCAAGAATCACTAGACATATCGGATTTCCACTGCTCAGTTACTGCAACAGAAACAGTTTTATCTGTCTCTGCTACAATTTTCATAAGCTCAATGTCTAGTTTGTTTTCTTCAAGTTTAAGGCGCATGAGTTCTTCTTCATGTTCCATTTCAGCTTGTTTAAGTCTAGCTATTTGTTCTGGAGTCATTGGATCATCCAGATTGACCCCAGTTTTTTGCTCAACCCAATCCTTACCTTTAGCAAGAACAGCATTACTCAAAAGAGACAATCCTTGTTGAAGCAAAGGAGCAACTAAAGCAGAAATCATATAGACACCTTTTATTCCTATGTGTTACAAACTAATTGATAGCAGTTTCCTACATATTCTGCTGTCTGTGGCGGTTTAACTTCTTGTGCCGGTTGTATATACACAGGAGATTCTCCAGGAGCAATATAAACTACAATAGGTTGGTTTGTAATAGTAGCAAACCAAACAAGTAATGGTAATGGTATTAGCATTTAACGCTCCTTGTGGAAATGCTCAAACAGTTGTTTAAGCATATCTTTGATCTCGCGGACATCTTCTTTGTAATCGTTCTTCCCAACATAATCCTTGGGCAGATTGATTTCGATCTCTTTGACATCTTGCTTTAGGTCTTGCACAGCGTCCCAAAGGGTTTTACCTAGCCACCCCAGCAAAGCCATGATGCCGCCAAATAGTGCGTTAACGAATGATTGTTCCATTTATACTACTCCGCTGGCCAGTTTAGTTGCAACACAGCCAATGCGTCAACAGAAGTGCAAGCAGTAATCGCCGCCTCATTTTTGTCTGATGCCGCACGAATCGCCGCACGAGCAGCCAAGGTGTCAGCGTCCACAGGCTTGATGCCTTCAGAAGCACGAACCACTTTCCAGTCTGTAGCCGTTAGCAATGAGCCAGCAGTGGCCTTGACTTGGGCAATCATCTGCGACTTCAAGCCAAGAACTCGGCGAGTCACTCCACGC